CCTTGACTGGGGATAAGATGTTGGAAAGGAGAAAAACCATGAACTTAGGCGAACTTGTCAAGAGCAAACGATTTTGGGCGGCAGCGGCTACGATTGCCGTGGTTGTCCTCAAGGATCGCGTACCGCTCAGCGAAGATCAGATACAGCAATTGGTTTGGGTTATCGGAGCCTGGATCGTAGGCGATTCAGTCCGACCGTTGCCAAAACCCGATGAGGTGGCAAAGTGAGCCGACTCAAGCTATCAGACCGATTTGCAGCACGCAGAGCGGCTAGGGAAATCTGGATTGCCAGCAAGGCCGATGCCGAAGTTGCCAAGCTTGTAAAACAGGCGGTTGAAGGCGATGAAGACGCGCAAAAGCTTCTCTTTGCGACTCATCCGGAAATGCCGGTCGGCATTGATCCGGCTACGCTGTTTTTGCTTATTCAGATCGCTTTGAAACTTTGGATTTGGTGGCAACAAAACAAGGTTGAAACCCCATCGGCAACGGTCGGAGCGGGCGAACCTTTCGACGAAAGCGACGACGAATAACCCCCCTCGCCAACCCGAACTTTTCCGATGCTAGGGGCTCGGTGAGTTGGCAGGGGGCAAAATGGAGAGACGATGGCTAAGCAAAAAGACAACTGGATTCCTTGGGTAATCATTGGGGGGCTTGCCTTCTACGTGTTTAGCCAACAGCCAAAGGAGGGGGGTGATCCTAAGCCGGCGGGGGTAACGGCGGTTGTCCGGTCGACAATCCCAAGCATTCGAGCGGCGTACAAGAAAGCCTTTCTGGATGCGGCAGCGAAGATCGAAAGCGGCGAAATCAAGGACCAAGAGCAATGGACCAAGTTTATCGAGGAAAACGCCGGTGCTAAGCGAGTCGAGGCAATGAATAAAGTCTACACGGCAATCGATGAGTTGAAATTGCCGGTGACGTTTGCGGGCAAGGAAAAAGAGTTGGCGGAAATCAATCGGCAAATAGCGGGGGCGTGGTAAATGAGCGACGTAAAAGCCCCAATCACCAGACCGGCACAGGCAGAGGATGTTTACGCTAGGCGACTGGACTACCAACACTACCGCGAAGACTTCCAATTCCTTTTTGGGCTTGGTGTTTGCGCGATTTTTGCGGCTTTGGGTGTTTTGATTGCTCTTGCTTGCGTGCGAAGCGACCAGATCCGCAGACTAGAGCGGCTTGAAAAACTCAACGGCATTGAACAATTTAGTGAGCCTTGCGGATGCTGTCCGCTAGGCGATTTGGCAACAAAAGGAAATGGGTAATGGACGAATTAGATTTTGTATCGTGGAAGCTTGTTCAGTTGGTCCTATGGGCCGGGCCTTTCGGTGTGGGGGCATTCTTGGCGGGGTGTTTCTTCACAGGCTATTTCTTGGGCCTCAAGGTGTCGAGGCTCAAGCGATCCAAGCCGATGGGCAACGTCAAGATGGACCATATCAAATACGACATCCTCCCCGATGGCACCTTAGGCCCGGGTGACCCAAGAGGGCTGGAGGATTCGGAATGAAACGGACAAGGCGGTACGCAGCTAGAACGGTTTTGTTTGCGTTGCTTGTTGCGGCGTCTCCGTTTGCGATAACCAAAATCCTTGCTGATGCGCTCTTTGATTTTGTCGTCGTTCCGATGCTCGAAAGCTTGGAGGCCATCGCTAATGACGACTGAGTTTACCGGCTACGATCCCACAATCGAAAACCGCGACGAGATCGCCAACACAGCGACTCCGGTACTGTTTGCACTCAGCGACGTTAAAGCTCCCGAAGAGATCGACCCAAGGCCACTGGTAAGGCACGACGACCAGGCCAATATGGGTTCCTGCGGTGGGTTTGGCAACACAAACAATGGCGAGGGCCTTTGGGGCCTTGTGACGGGCTCAATGAGCAACGAACGGCAGTTTAGCCAGCTATACGCTTACCTAGAGGCACAGCGGCTCGATGGGTTGCTAGGGTCCGATAAAGGCTCGACGATTAGCAGCGGTCTTAAGGTGGCAAAAGCAGGCTACCTAGAGCTAAAGCATCTTCCGTATCAAACCCCGTACCCCCGAAACGCACGAACTTTGGTAACGGATGAAATGCGGGAGATTGCCAACAGGCCCCAGGGATTTCGGATTCGGTCCCATGCTTGGCTTGAATCCTACGACGACATTTTTAAATACTTGGCATCGCGGGCAGGAACCGTTTATCCTGGCACTCCTTGGAATGACTCGTTCTACGGTAGAAACGGGGTTCTTGAGTCGGTAAGCTTTACCAATCGCGATGGCGGCCATGCTTACGCTTTTTTGGGCTACTCGGGGCGTAGGGACCGACAGGGCCGGAACTACCTTTGGCGGCTCAATAGTCACCGCAACGATTCATGGACGGAAGTTGCTCCAAAGGTAATTGACGAGCTTTGCAAGCACAAATGGAGCTCCATTGTGGGGATGAGCGACTTGCTGACCCCTGGCCCGAACCGGGTTCTTTGGAAGGAAGCGAAACCATTAGGATGAACGAAAAAGGAGGGCCGGTAATTATGGTCGCTTTGTTGTGTGTGTTGTTTTGGTTTTGCAGTGAACCGGCTAAGGATCCTACTCAATGCGACTTGATGGACACTACGCCGTTGATCGAAGAAGTAGCAACTGTCAAGGAATCCTTTACAGTTCAACCCGTCGACCCACAGCCAAGCCCCTCGGACAAGCACGAAGCAACCAAACGCGAAATCCTAGTTTTCCTAGCCCCTAAAGATCAAAAGTGCGAGCCTTGCGACCGGTGGAAACGGTGCGAGATGCAGAGATTCATTGATGCTAAATGGGATGTTGCTATTTTCGATGAGCCTCACAGCTACGGGCGAACGCCGACATTCGAGCTAAAATCTGGCGATAAAAAGGCAACCCTGACAGGCTACACAACCCTAGAGCAAGCAGCGGAGGCAGTGCGATGAGTTGGCTTTTCTTAGCTCAGTTATCGCAGGAAGCTCAGCTGAGCGTCACTGCGGCAGCTATGACCACTATGGGCGGTGCTGTTGCTACGATGTTTTTGTACTACATCAAGGCAAACGCAAAGACGCAAGACAACCTTGAAAAGCTTGCAATTGAAACCAAGGCGGACCTAAAGGAATGCCGAGAAGACCGCGAAGTTTTGCATAGCAAGTTTCACGAATTGGCGGTCCAAGTTGCTCAGGTGAAAAGGGATCAATAAATGAGCCAAGCACTGATCGACGAGCTTTCAAAAGCCGAATACGCTTCGATGAGCGACCAAGCGGCAGCGGATGCAATTAACGCGAAAACTGTAGCGGTACGCAAGCCTGTTGACCTCTGGATGGTGGTAGAGCACTCATCGCGGAACGGCTATCGAGCCAAGCTGGAGCTTGCGAGAACAAACGGCAACCATCCATGCCAAGAGACGGCAATCAATATCCTGGAGTACATCAATTCGCCGAGGCTTCAAACGGTCGACATGGATTTACCAGCTACGCGCGGAATGGTGCAAGCCTTGGTTCAATGTCAATTCGCTACGCAAGCGATGGCCGACGAACTGCTAGCCCTCGCCGATCAAACCGTTCGATGGGTCGACTATAACGGCATCGGCACGCTTGGCGTTGGACTAGTTCAAAACGCTCGAAAGATGATGAGGGCATAACATGGCCGATATCCTTTTGGCTTACCCAGCGGCAACAGACGCAACGATTACGATTGCCAGTCTTGCAAGCGATACCAATCTACTTGCGGGGGCTGAGTCCAATTCAATCAGCAATTTAACCAATAAATACCTCGATTACTTGATTAGTGGCAAGATTCGCACGGGAACAAGCCCAACGACGGCTAGATCGATCCAAGTTTGGGCCGTGGCATCATGGGACGGAACAAACTGGCCGGATGTTTTTGATGGGACGGCATCGGCTGAGACGATCACATCGGCCAACCACAAAAACGCAATTTGCAGGCTCGTTGCTGAAATGGCTACAGATGCAACCAGCGATCGAGACTATCACTTTTCTGGCGGATCAATCCGCGATTTATTCGGCGGAACTTGCCCCCCTGCTTTCGTGCTTTTCGTGACCCACAATACAGCAGCCAACCTTAATTCGACTGCGGGCAATCACCAGATTAGAATTCAGGGCGTTTACGAAACGGTTTAAGCAATGGCCCAAGTCCGGCAGCAAAATATCGTAGGCAGATGGTGTCCCTCAGCGGGTGCTACGGGCTTTCGCTTGATCGATCGCTCAGGACGGTCGAATCATGGCACGCTGACAAGCATGGACCCTGCTAGCGATTGGGTGGTATCAGGGGGAAAGGGTGCTTTGGATTTCGACGGGTCGAATGATC